CCTTCATCCTCTACCTCGTCGGCTTCGGTTTCCGGGTCGGTTTCGTCGTCATCCCCTTCCTCTGCGAAAAGGGCATCGAGAGCCGCAGCGGCGTCGTCCGTGTTGTCGAACGAACGCACGTCAGCAGCTTCCGCAATCTCTTGCGAATGGGCTGTCATTGGTGCTGTCCTTAGTTTGCCAGTGCGGCGTTAAATCCAGCGGCGCTTTGCGGCTGGCAGTTGCTCGATCCGGCGCGCATGGTCGCGGTGCGCTTCCAGTTTGCCGGTTTCGACTATGGAACGAATGTGCGCGTCCAATTCGCGGGCCACCTTGTTGGCCAGCGAGAGCGCATATTGCTTATCGTGTTCGTTCACTTTCAAAGAGGCGTGGCGTTCAAAATAGGCGTGACACATGCCGTCCAGCACGTCGCGCAAACCGCCTTCTTCCTCGTAAAAGGCTTTCCAGCGTCCAGCGCGGTGCAGCTTGTCTTCTGTCATCGCCCGTTCACGCAGCGCCCTAGCCTTTTGCGCACGGCCAAATTCAGTCAGTTGGTCGTCGTCAGCATCAGCCCAAAGGCTCAAATCCACTGTGCGCTCATAACCAAACCAGCGAAGGATAGCGGCAATCACGCTGCTAGACTCCCGCCTGGTCGATCCTGCGGCATTTCACGGGCCATGCGGGTTGCAGCTTCAAACTGCATCCGGCGATTGGCCAAGTCCTGTTCAAAGGCCATGCGGCGTTCAGCAAGCTGCATTTCAGCATCCGCCTTGTCGCGGGCGAGTTCGGCATCAAGTGCAGCCTGTTGGCGCGCAAGATTAGCCTTTTCCGTCGCCTCGGCCTGCATCAATTGGATGCGCTGCTGCGCCAGTTGCTGTTCTCCCTGCAACTTCGCTTGATCCAATTGCGCCTTTGCCTGCATTTCAAGCATTGCCGGATCGGGCTGCTGTTCGGTCGGCTGTCCGTCATCGCTTTCGGGGTTAACGAACAGATCGTCCGCCTGCCCAAGTCCTGCATCCTTGACGATGCTGGCGAGGTTTTTGAAAATGCCCTTATTGTCGGCCAGCCCTACGGTCAGGGCCTCCCTCTGCACCTCAAGCAACTGCATACGCATGGCGATGCGCGCCTGCTTGTTGTTGGTGCCAAGCCCGACGCGGATCAACACGTCAACCTCTTCTGGCCACTGCGACGGGTCAACCACCTTGTATTCGCCGTCCATTTTGATGGAGAGCGGCTGGCCAACTTCCTTGAGCAGCTTCATCTTTTTGACGAACACGCGGGCAAGTGCCTCAGCAAACACGCGGGTGATAAATTCCGATGTTTGCTGGCCATTCTCATGCTGCAACTGCGCGCCGGTTGCTGTGGTGTTCAGAACGTCAGGAGCAAGCCCCTGATTGGTGTCGGTGATACCCGTCCGCACTTCGCGCTCGCGGCTGAAAAACTCCAGCACGGTCAGCGATTTGGAGACGTCAAAATTGCCCTGCAAAAGCGTCGGCGGTGCGCCACGCCCACGGATCGGGCCGACCGTCTCCAACAAATCGTCAAGCGTGTCGTCTGTGGTGCTTTCGCTTGGAATCCAAAAGCGCGGCTCGTTATGGCTATACATGCCGTTAAGCAACTGCCGGGCGACGATAGAGCGGATGCGCTGTGTCATCATCGCCTTATCCGCCAAGCCATTGCCTACCAGCCTGTGCGGCTCTGGAAACGGCGTCCAAACGGTAAAGGGATGATCGTTGACCTCAGTCACTTCCAGAATGGTTTTATCGACGCGAAACACCCGCAACAGTTCGGCAATGCCATCCCCGTCAGCATCAATGCGGATATATTCCTCTAGTAGCAGCACCTCTTGCATCGACGGGTTGATGTTGTCGTCCCGCATGAAATACTGATCGCGGGCGGCTGATCGGCGGTCAAAGGTCAGGCTCTCGCTGCCAGTCGGCAAATCGTAAACCTGCTCAACATCGAAGCCCATAGCCACCAAGTCAGAACGGGTCTTGCGGCAAGCATGTGCAAGATAGTCCGCGTCGTCCTCCGAACGGGCGCGGCGGCTAAAGCGAAATTCCTCACTCGGGATTGTGTAGTCATAGAAGCGCGGGGTTTCGATAACCTCCTGCACCGTCACCTCAAACTGCCCATCATCGCCCTGTGTAGCGGTTGAGGCGGTTTCTTCGTCCAACACGGCGAGCTGATCGGCGTCAATTGTGTAGCGCTTGGTGACCTTGCGGCGTTCAATTTCAAGCATCGACTTCATGGCGCAGTAGCGCTCTTTCAAGCCAGCCTTGCACCAATCATGGATGACCCGGAAGCCATTCTGCCCGCGCATAAACGTCTGCGACACGGCTTCCGTGGCTTCGTCCGCAAACTCGACACCATCCTCGTCGCGGGCTTCAAACTCAATCACCCGGTCGCCTGAAATGAAAGGCTTGGTGACCTGAATAGTCATGTGGTCAACAGCGTCTTGGACGTCAGGCAAAACCACCTGTGACTTGCCTTCAACCTCATCACCGAACGGCTCGGCGTTGTAGAAGTCGATGCAATTGGCCTGACCCTCGGCAATGTCGGAGCCGTAGTAATCCTCAGCCTGCGTCCATTGTTCTTCAAGAACAACAAGCAACTGGCTTTCATCGAGCGGCTCACGTGCGTTCATGCGATGCCCCTCTTAAGTCGTGTCAGGTTCATGGGCTTGCTTGCCCTAGGCTCTTCATAGGCCACGCACAGAAGCCCAAAGGCATCAGCGGCGTGGCTTGCCCAATCATGTTCAGGGCCAAGCCCGATATTGCGGTGATCGTCGCGGCGTTCGTGATACCATCCCAAGGCGTCCAATCCGCCCTTGCACTTTACTTCGTCAAACCAGATACGCGGGAACAATCGGCGGGCAGTCTCAACCCGCTTTAGCGCCGCGCCCTTGCCCTGATTTTCGACAGTCTGAACATCAAAGCCCGCCTGCCTGATATGATCCTCAAAGCGAACCGCCGTGAAAGCGTCTGCCTTTGCGCCGTCATGGGGCAGGACGCACAGCGCTTTGCCGTAACCGTTCGACCGCAGCCACTCTAGGTGCCCGCCGAGCGGTTGCCCGGATGCCTCGTAATAGTCGATAACGTTGATGCGCTGGCCTGTAGTCTGCGCAATCCATATCGCGGTCGCGTCCCTTACACCGATATCCCAATATGCTTTGACCGACAGCAGCGGATCATAAGCTAGTGTCGTCAGTCGCCCTTGCTGGCGGGCCTCGGTCAAGTCGCGGGCAAAATAGGCACCCTCGGCAACGCTGACATAATCACCGTTCCAAATATGCTCATATTGATCAGGCTGCATCCGTAGGCAGTCTAACCGCTCCTGCTCCAACTCTGCCGGAAACCAAGGGTTGCAATCATAGTTGGCGCGAACCGTGACCGCATTCGTCGGCGTCTCAGCACCACGCAGCATTTCGTCAACCGGATCGGTGTTGCGGCGGGGGTTCCAGCTAAACCACAGTTCAGAGCCTGGAGCGCGAATAGTCGGGCGCAACAGTTGCAGCGACCTTGCGCTGACCGTCTGCGCTTCCTCAATCCATGCTACGTCGAAGCCCTCATACGATTTGATGCTTTCCGCCGTATGATCCTGCAACCCGACAAAGGCGATAAGTCCACCGCCCGGTGTTTTGATCTGGCTTTCCTGAACGTCGAACAAATGGCCCGCGTTCCGGTCTATAATCTTCTGCTCCAAAAGCCGCTTAACGCTTTCTTTGAGGCTCTTCTGAATTTCACGCCCGCACAATGCGCGGAAACCGGGCTGGGCAATCGCTCGGGCAATCATCAGGTCGGCAAAGAATTGCGACTTGCCAGAACCGCGCCCGCCGTATGCCCCTTTGTATCGTGCTGGTTGCAGGATAGGCTCGAACGCCTCTGCTACGTCAATCGGCAGGACGTTTGACACGCCACTCAATTGCGTCAATGGTCAAGCCTCCGCTGTGTTCTGTCTCCACCTTATCGCGCCATTCGTCCGATGCGCGGTTCTTCAATCCGAACACACAGGCAGTCGCGTTGCCCTCGCCAGTCATGGCAAGATTGCG